TAAATTTAGGCAGACTAAAACCAGTATTTAGAGGTTCGTGGAATAACGCAACAGCTTACAATGTTGATGACATTGTTGTAAGAAATAATCAATCTTATATTTCTATTCAAGCTGGCACAAACCAGGATCCAGCAACGGCTACTGCTTACTGGACCCTAATGGCTGCAGCGGGAACAGATGTAGGAGCTGCTCTTCAAAATAAAGAAATTGCATTTAAAACAAATGCTGGAGCTGTAGATGGAATTCCAATCGGTACTGCTGGACAATTTTTAAAAGTTAATTCTGGCGCAACGGGATATGAGTTTGGAGATGCTGGAGGTGGAGTTCTTCAAATAAAAAGAGCAACAAGAAGTGGGGATGGAACATTTAGTAGTTCAAGTGCTTATGGTAGTTGGGGTTGTTCAGTTACAATAACACCAACTGCTAGTGATAGTAGCTTTTGGATAAATGCTTATGCTTATGGTTCGCCAAGTAATCACGACACACCTTGGAAAATGAATATTTCAGATAGTCAAGTTGGTGCTACAACTCCAATATTTACAGACGCAAGTAGAAGTCATACTCATATGGGAAGCACTTCTCACTTTGCAGTTGGTTCTTTTGGTGCATCATCAAGTACAGATGATTATTGGATGCCACAATTAAATATTGGTGGAATGTACACACCAGCCTCAAATAATGGAAACGCAAGAACATTTGATATTATTTGCAGACACAGTTCTAGTGGTACAATGAAAGTCAATCAAACTTATATACATAACAATTCTCAATCAAGTGGTGGTGTTTCTACTATTGAAGTTTGGGAAATTGCTAATGGAATTTATAGTTAATAAGGAGGAAAATAAAAATGGCGATAAAAAATTTAGGTAATGCAATTAAAGCTATAAATCCAAATGCTGAATTTATTTGTGATTTAGATATTCTTGATAATATTCAATGGATTAATGGAACACAACCTATAGCTAAAGCAGATATTGAAGCTAAAATAATTGAATTAGATACTGCTGATGCTAATGAGAAAAAAGCTAAAGAAGATTTAAAAGCTAGTGCAAGATCAAAATTAATTGCTGGAGAACCTCTTACAGATGAAGAGGCTGCAACAATAGTACCATAAAAAAATAAATTACATTAAAGGAGCTGCTATGAAGATAGCATTAGTTATGCTTATGTGCAGCACATTCCACGGCTGCCTTGAGCCATTTGTTATGCCAACAACATACGACAATTATTATGATTGCCTCCAGGCTGGCTATAAAGAGGCAACAGAAAAGCAAATACAAATAGGGAGGGTTGAAACTAATAAACACCAAATATTTATTAGGTTCAATTGCAAGCCAATAAATGAGATCTAAAAAAAGAAAATCAATTAAATCATCTATTGAAGATGCTAACGGCATAAGAATTTCTTATCACGAAAAAGTCTGTGCTGAGAGAATGAAAACTTTATTTAAAGCAATAGATGAAATGAAAAAAGATATTAAAAGTTTAAAATCTTCTATGGATAGGGGTAAAGGAGCTGCTGCAATAATAATTTTTATTGGAGGTTTAATTGGCTCAATCTTTTACTTCTTCCAAAAATAGAAAAACGGCTGCCAAAGGATTAGAAACAGAATTACTAGCTGCTGCCAGGTTTGCAAAGGATCCGAACCTGGTTGTCTTTACGCCTATAGGTTCGAGGGGACCCATAGATCTGTTGGTGCTTAACTTAAAGACGGGGAGGTACACGGCTTATGATGTTAAGACAAGAAACTATAGATCAAACGGATCTAAGATACACAGAGCTAGAACTAGGGAGCAAAAGAACCTAGGTGTTAAAATACTTAATTTTGATCCAGAAAAAATCTAAGGAGATAAAATGGCAGATTATACAGAGCTTAAAGATAAAATTAAAAAGCACGAGGGATATAGGGATCATATATACCTGGACAGCTTATCCAAGCGTACTTTTGGTTTTGGTCATCTTGTATTACCCGATGATGATCTTATTGACGGCAAGCATTATCCTATTGAGGTTGCTGAGGAATATTTCGATAAAGATTTTAATATTGCTGTATCGGCTGCTGAGAAACTTATAGGAGATATTAATCTTAACCACATACAAAAGTGCTGCATAATACAAATGTGTTATCAGCTTGGTGGACCAAGAACTTCTAAATTTAAAAAGATGTGGCAAGCATTAAGAGAGCAAGACTTTCAAGAGGCATCTGCACAGATCTTAGATAGTCAATGGCACAAACAAACTCCAGGTAGATGTGAAGAGGTTGCATCGGAAATGGCTGGCAGTATTTTATGATCCATTTATTAAAAATTTTTAATAATCCATTAACTAAAATGGTTATTAATAAAGGCTCAGAATATTTTAAACACAAAGCTGAAAAGACAAAAGTAATTAGAGCTGCTGAAATAGAGGCAGCTAAAGATGTAGATATAACTAGAATTAAAAGCCAGGATCAATCATACAAGGATGAGATCTTAATGCTCTGGCTAATCGGTATGCTTACAACGGGTTGGTTTCCATCTACTAGAGAGAACTTTAGAGAGTGGGTATCTATAATCAATGAGCTGCCAGATAGCGTATGGTATTTGGTAATCATCGTATTTTCTGCGAGTTTCGGAACCAGAATTACAAAGTCTGTACTTGATCGAAAGAAAAAGTAAATGGCTCGTGTCAAGTTTGATATTAATAAACAGCCACACGAAAGGATCCCAAAAAGAACTTCTATAAGTAAAAGAAAGAAACCTAAATTTTCTAGTATGAATAAACATAAGAAAAGAACTTGGAAAAAAAGAAACAGAGGTGGTCGATGAAAGTAAGCGAAAACTCTGTTGTTAGCCTCCCAGTTAGAAACCTTTTAGCTTTGTGTGCTGCCGTGGCTATGGGAATTTTTGCATATACAGAGATAACAGCTAGGCTAACTAGCTTAGAGACTAGCAGAGAATTACACCAGGCAGATCTACTTAAAAAAAGTGAGCAGCTCCCAACAGATCAAGAACAATTTATGCTGCTTGAACACATAGCGGGACAAGTCGAAAATATCCAAAAAGAAATGGAAACAATGAGAAACAATAATGTCAATATAAATTACGCTATGAAAGATATTGAAAAAATTAAAGAAAGCCTGGAGCAGCTTAAAGATAAAGTAAGAGCTAACGGGAGCTATCAATGACAGAGATGGTTATAGCTCTTCTTATGCTAGTTAATAATGAGATCAAAGAGGCTCGTATTCAGCCAGATCTTAGCAGCTGCTTGGCTGGTAAAAGAAAAGCTAATAGACAAGTATCTGATAATATTGAATACAGATGTATAAAATCTATGGCTGAATTAGAGACAAATGTAGATGGCTCAATATCTATAAAAAAATTAATACTAGATTAATGGCTAAAAAAACCTGGAAAAAACCAGTTAATATTGTGATGGATATTGGTCCGTGCAAATATTGTAAAAAGGATATGGTTAATACTGAGAGCTTTGTAGCCTTTTATGATAAGAGCAAAGCTCATTATGAATGTATGAAAGCTGAGGATGCAAAGCAGCAGCAAGCCAATAACAATCACAGCCAAGATATTTAGCTCCCTTGGTCTGGGAGGTTGGATTTGAACCAACAATCCCTAGCTCCCAAAGCTAGTGCGATACCAGATTTCGCTACTCCCAGATCTTAAAAAACGATTAGTAATCGGTTAGTGAGCGATAAGCAAGCCTTGCTTATCCCTTATAAATCAACACTTTTTTATGCGGATTTTCTACTAATATTCTTTTGCAATTCCTGGTTATAGTTATATATAATGCGGTTTTTTTGGGATTTGGTCTATAGTTTCAAATCCTAGCACCTTGCGTTGGTATTGCTAGCTTATTTAAGGAAAAGTTAGTAAATCAGTTAGTAGAATTTTTTAGGTTTTCCAGGTATTTTTTATATTCTTTTTTAACCCAGGCATCTCTTTCAAATGTACTGATATGATGAAATTCTAAATTTAATTTAAACTCATCAAGGGACATAACCTTAATTGAGCAATTTGTTGATGGCATCTTGCTCTTGTTTTGGGTCATTGTTTAGATCCTTATGGTAGTATCTATCTGGTGTTTTACTAAGCATTGTCCAGCCTCTTCTTTGCTTAGACACAAGCTCTGGTACTAAACCTTGCTCTCTCTCCAAAGAATAACTAAATTTTCTAAATGGCGATAAGCCTCTTTCCCAGTACAATCCTAGCTTTCTTGCTGCAGCTTTTATTCTCTGCTTAGACATTTTTTTTGTAATTCTACCAAACACTAATTTAAAACCTTTTTCTTTTCTAGGAAATGTTTGCTGCTGCATCCATAAAGATAGCAGCTCCGCTAGCTTGTTAGAGATCTTAACAACTCTTTTAGAGCTTAGTGTTTTAAGCTGGTGTGGTCTAAAATTATTCCATTTATCTACTGAGTGTTTGAATGAAATAGTAGGGATCTCTGACAATAGATCTATATCATCATAACATAAACCCAGGATCTCATTCGGTCTTGAACCCGTCTCAGCTGCAGCATAAAACAGAGCTTTATTTTGTGGATCTTGCTCAGCATCTAAAATTTTTATTACATTAGTTTTGTTAGGGACCCACATCTCTTTAGTCTCATAACCCTGGAAGAAGTTTTTGCTAAATTCAAAATTTAAAATTTGTAATGCAATCTTCCATTGTCTTTCTCTGCACCATTTAACAAACATCTTAAATTCCTGGACAACATCTTTAATAGCTTTCTTGCCTAAAGTTTTATCAATTCTTTCTGTAGTGCTGCCACCACCCTCAGATAATTTTTTATTTTTTACTCTGACTTGTTTTGATTTTAACAATGTTGGTATGTAGCTTTCTTTAAAATCAGTATAAGTATAATCAGAGATTAACATATCAGATTTTATATATGGCGAGATATGATTATTGATAGCTCCAACTTTTGTAAGTCTTGTCTCATACACTAGCAGCTCATCAGCTAAAACACTTTTTACATATTCTCTAAAAGCATCTTTGAAAGTAATTTTGTGCGGTATTAAATTTTCTGGCAGCTCTGTCTTTTTTTCATCAGCAAACGCTTGAGCTTGTTTGTGAAATTCAAACTTACCAAGCATCTTAGTTTTACCAGTATGCTCATCATAAGCTCTAACAATCCAATTGCTAGATTGTTTCTTAGTCTTACCTCTATTATCTACTACCCAAATTTTCATATCATTATTCCTATGTTTGGTTTTGCAAAAAGATCTCTGTATGTTTCATAGTTTGTAGTTATGTTAAATCCAGGATCTAAATCTTTTTTAATAATAACTTTTTTTACTTCTCCAGCTGCCTCAGCAAAGTCTCTAATAAATAATTTGTGAACCTCTGGAATTGTTGGACCCATCAAAAGTTTTTCTCTACCAGGCAGCTTGTAAGTAATTAAATACATAGCCATTAATTATCCTTTCTTGGATCTGTTATATGTTGATAATCTAAATATTGAGAACACCACTCATAAAAATCATAATCATTGCTGGACCAACATTGAGCAGCAACGGGATCTTTTCTGAAATTATCATATTCTTTTCTTACTTCTTGCTCAGTTAATTTTACTGACATTAAGCATCCTCCTCTATTGGTTCATTTGTTAATCTCTTCCATCCAACATCTGCGCAAAGATAATTTTTTCCTTTATAAGAAACTATATCTCCAACGCTCATTGATGTATGACCGACTTGTATTTTTTTATTTCTCATAGCATCCTGGAAATCTTTACCAGTACCAACGCTATTTCCGATAATACAAACTTTATTTACATCATTTGTATAAGATAGTGGATTTGTTTGGTCGTGGTTAAAAGTTTGAAAAACATTTTCTAAATCAAATTTAACATTTCCGCTTGGGAGATTATGACTTTTTAATACTCCCTCATAAACTTTAGTGTGAGTTTTACTAAAGTCGTTTGTGTATGTTGGATGCCATCTAGTACAAGCAAGATGGTTTTTTTTATTTTGATAATAAACAACAAAGTTATTCATTAGGCAGCCTCCTTTGGTTTTTTCCAAACATAAATAGTTTTGCCAATAACTTTGGATCTAATATTTTTCTTAGGTAATACCTTAGTCTCAAAGTATTTCTCTAGCTTTTTAAATGTTGGAAATTGTTTTTTTGTAAATTTTTTCATTTACACTATATATATAAGGGTTCATTGCTAAAAAAGCAAGATATATACATTGCTTATTTGGTAAGGAAAATAAGGCGCAAGGGAGTATCTCTGCTAAACGCAGCTTTTTAGAATGGTTCTAAATAGGCTAGTTAAACTTCTAATCTAACTAGCTTGTCTTGCAGCTGGATGACATCAATTAATTTTCCGTGTGCCTCCTTAGAGAGAGCTGCAATACCTGGCGGGTATATCCCGTCATTTTTCTTTTTTAGTCTGCTGATCTTTGCGTTCAGAGACTTTCTCTCCTTTTCCTTTTCCTGGATTTGTTGCTCCAGTTCTTGGTACATCGCCATCGGTTTTTACCTCCTTTATGCGATTAAAATCATAGCTGAGTGTGTTCTCATCTACAATTATTTTAGCAGCATTACTCGGAGCATTTGCTCCTATTGCGCTATCCAGGTCTTTAAAATTTTCGTGAGCTGTAAAGCTCACAGATCCAGACCAGAATTTTTCAAATTTACGGATGCTCATATAACATTTTATTATGTTCTTTTAATTCTTTGTTTTCTTTTTTTAACCTTTTATTTTCTTCATTTAAAATTCTATACGAATTAATAGCCTCAATCATATATCGGGAAAAATCTATACTTTCTTCTAATGCGTCTTGCATCCATAATAAGCAATCTTTAGGGTTTTGCAACATCTTTTGGCGCATTGTAATACCAAACTGATCTAAGCCTTGCTTGTCTCGATCAAGTATCTTTGCGATAAGCTCGTTAGTATTTGGATCTGGAGATAGATCTATGGGTTTATTTGGATAGATCTGTTCTTTCCTGGTAGTCTTATTATCCATTTCCGTTGCTCCAATTGTTTAATAATGTGGAAGATAGATGCTTTTGATTTGTACCCAGTAGCTTTCATCATCTCTTCAAATGACGGAGCTACTGAGTTTTTTTTCATATATGATTTAATGAAATCAAAAAGTTTTTTTTGTTTTGATGTCAAACCATATTTCATACTAGCTCCTAAAATTGATCCATAAAGTCATCGCCACCGCTAGGCTTTTTCTGCTGTAGCTTTATAGTTATTTTGATGCTTTTATCCTTTTGGATATAACCGCTAGCCTCGTGCCAGAGATCTTTGCCAATAGTAAAATTTTTTTTCATAGGCTTACCAGCCTTGTTTAATTTTACTTGACCCGTCTCTTTATCCCTAGCTGGTGGATGAACAAAATCTGGATGTTTATCTTCTTTCTTATCTGGATTTCTTACCAGCTCAAAAGTACATACCCAGTTTGGATCTTTTGGTTTTTGCAACATAATATTATCCTCCTTTTAATTGCTGCTTTCTATTCTCATAGGCTTTTTTTATTTTAGCTGCCTTATCAGAATTTT